TGCCGATAAACAAGAGTTTGTTCGTGGAGCAGTAGGTTTGAGCAACAACGGTGGAAAAAAAGCATTAGCCACTGGAGTCGCCACATACATGCTAGCGAATTGGCTCAAGCGTGGCAAGTAATCTAAACTCTTTAATTAACCTCTCCATTCGGCAAGGTATTACAAAGTCTGCCGCACTACATACAAAGATCTTGCGTAAGCATGCCGATTCTTATGGCTGGCCGCAAGCACTGTCTAGTTCCTTATCTGTCTCTGACAACCCTGAAGACCAGAAGATTATGCACCCAGGTAAGTTTGCAGACGAGATCAACATGCTGGAATACGGCACCACTGATGTACCAATCTCACCTGCCGTTAGAACCTTCCGTAAGACTTACATGGAAGAGGCCTAACCATGCCATTTATTTTAAATGAGGATAAGGCGCTAAAGACAATTCTCAGTGGCATTACTGTCGCTGATAGCGGAAACGCCACTCGTCCAGTAGGAGTATTCTACGGACAGCCTGACAAAGAAATTCGTGCCCAAGCCTATCCTTATATCACTATTGATCTAATCTCGGTCACAGAGGACACCTCTCGTGCACACCGTGGCTACTTGGATGACATCCCTTACATCCCAGAGGGCGAAGATCCCGACATATCTATAGGAGTAGACTACCCAATTCCCGTAGATCTTGTTTACCAGATTACTACTTGGGCTCGCCAACCTAGACATGATCGTCAGATTATGTCTGCCCTCTACACTAATGGTAGACTACCACTTAGATTTGGATCCTTGCCTATCGAAGAAGACGGAACAATCCGCCGACTTGATATGCTAGGGTTTCAAAAAAATGACAGAACTGAAAACGACAAACGTCTTTTCAGCAATGCATATACCATACGAGTAAGCGCTGAAATCTTTCAGAGCGAATTTGTACAGCTCTACCAAGTTGAAGAATCCCCTACAATCACGTTTACGTCACAAGACACGCCTTTTACACAAATCATCGTATAATACCGACACTAAAGAAAATAACCTAACCCTAAGGAGAATACCGGAATGGCAACATACAGTCGCCCCGGCGTCTTTATCCAAGAAGTCGCACTTCCTCAGTCAGTAGTCGTTCCAGATAACGGAACTTCAGTTGGCGCATTTGTAGGTACTTTGCCAAAAGGTCCCTCAGCTGCACCTGTTCTTTTAACTGGCTGGACAGATTTTGTTAAGACTTTCGGCGGATTAAATGACGCTTACCCAACAACATGGGCTGCCTATAACTTTTTTGCAAATGGTGGCCGCAATATATACGTACAGCGTGTTCTAGGCTCTGGAGCAGCCGCTGGTACAGTAACTATCACTGATGGTGATGACCCAGCTAATAATGCGTTTACAGTAACCGCATCTTCAGCTGGCGCATGGTCCTCAAGCTACGGCGTAAAGCTTGTAGTTGCGGGAAGCGCAGCACGCTTTGGACTTATCGTTTACGGCGCACCAACAATCTTTGGTAACGCTTTATCAAATCCAGTAGAACAATTTACTGACCTAAGCATGGATCCTACAGACCGTAACTATGTTCTTTCTGTAATCAACTCTTCATCAGCGTATATCCGTATCTCGGGCGTAGACGAAGAAGTAACTCCAGCACTTGGTGGATCAGTAACCGCACTAAGCGGCGGAGCTAATGGCTCTGCGCCTGCTCGTTCTGCTTATCAGACTGCGTGGACTCTATTTGACCCAATCGATAATCCTCTCGTTGCGTACAACCCAGATGCCGCATATGCATCTACTGATGAACTATCAGGACAGCTTGCTGGAGATGTAGTAGTTTACGCATCTTCTCGTACAGACGTGTTTGCAGTTGTTGATACTCCTTCAGGACTGAACGTTGCTGATGCAAAAACTCAAGCTAGCGATATCAAAGCAATCTACGCGGCTACCTCTACAGGTGGAAACGTAGCAGCTTACTATCCTTGGTTCTACATCCCAGATACAACTAAAGCTCAAGGCACTCTACGCCTTCAGGCTCCAGGAGCTTCTGTAGTTGGTCAGTATCTAGCTACTGACGCATCTCGCGGTGTCTTTAAGACTCCTGCCGGATATAACAACCGAATTGCTTTATCTGTGGCTACAGAGCACCAATTCACTAATGCAGAGCTTGACGACATCAACACAACCATCACCCCTCTTAATGCGATTCGTCAAGTACCAGGTAATGGTCTTGTAATTATGGGTGGCCGTACAATGGACAATACCCCAGAAAATCGCTACATCAATATTCGTCGTTCACTTATCTACATTGAAAAAGAGCTATCTGAACGTAGCGCTTTTGCAGTGTTTGAAAACAACGATGAACGCCTATGGCTAAGCCTACGCACATCGATCTCTAATTTCTTGCGCATGTACTGGCAAGCAGGCGGTCTTCGTGGCGCTAACCCAGCACAGGCATTTTACGTAAAGTGCGATAGCACAACCACTCCTTTTGCCGATATTCAAGCCGGCCGAATTAACATTGAGGTTGGCGTTGCTCTTCAATACCCTACAGAGTTCGTTGTCATTAAGCTTGGACAACTTACCGGTTCCGCTACGGCTTAAGGAGAAAATATAAATGGCAACCCCCCCAGCAACAACAAATGCGGCAGACACCGCAGTTGTAAATCCCCTATCACACTTAATTACTGACCCAGTCCGTAATTTTCGTTTCATTGTTACCATCACCCCTAATGATAAGCCTGCTGCAGGTAGTACAGGTACTTGGGGCGCTAACTTTGGAAAACTTGGTTTCGTATCACTTTCAGGTTTAAGCGTAACAACTGAACCTATCGCATACCGCGAAGGTGGCTACAACACTAACTTCCATCAGTTCCCAGGCCAATCTTCATTTACTCCTATTACATTATCAAAGGGCGTAATGCTAGGAAAGCATGAGAACTCACTATGGATGAAGCGCTTATTCCAAATCATCACCCCAAAGCAAGGAACTGAAGGAGCTAGCGGTGCCGGATTAGATTTCCGCTGCCAGCTAGACATTCAGGTACTATCACATCCAAACCCAGGTGCTTGGGCCGGATCAGATTCGACTGCACCACAGTCTAGTATCCTTGACCAGCACACATCTCTTCGCTTCCGAGTGTATAACGCTTGGATCACAAACCTTACCTATGGTAGTCTTGACGCAGGTGCGAACACCGCTCTTGTAGAAGAGATGACACTGGTACACGAAGGTTTTGAAGTTATTTACGGAACTGGGTACACTAAAGATCAATCTGCTAAGAGCACATTCTCGGTATAACTAATATAACAAAAGGATAAAATATGACTACAGATTCGACTATAAATGCGTCAACTAATCCAGCATTAGCAAACAAAGCTGTTTCTGATGCCATATCTCTTGCTGAGCAGGAGGCAACTGTCCAGGTTCAAAAAGAACCTCTAACGTTGCCTTCTGCTACAGAGGTAGAACTACTTGGTGGATTTTATGATCCATTTGAAGGAGTAGCTATGACAGCAGAGATTAGAGAACTTAACGGAGTGGATGAGGAAGCTATCTCTAAGATAACTGATACTGGAAAAGCTCTATTAGAGATCTTAGATCGTGGCACAGTAAAGATTGGTAATAGCCCTGCTAACAAAGAGATCCTAGATCTTATGTTAGCCGGAGATCGTGAAATGCTTTTGCTAGCAATTAGAAAGATCACCTTCGGCTCTGATATTAAACTTGGACCAGGTGCTTGCCCTAAGTGCGAAACGCAACAGGTATTTGATGTAAACCTAGATAAGGACGTACCAATGAAAAAGCTAGAGGGAGATAGAGAGTTCACACTCCCTACTTCTTTAGGTGATGTATTGGTAGCTTTGCCTAATGGGGCAACTCAGAGAGAACTAGTAAGCGGGGCTTCTAAGACCTCAGCAGAGCTAGACACTATTCTTCTACGAAAGTGCATTATCTCTATTAATGATACGCCGATTATGTCGGCGGATCAAGTTAGAAAACTAACTATTAAAGATCGTAGAACACTTGTAGATGAGATTACAAAACGTAACCCAGGCCCACAGCTTAGTGAGCTAAAGAAGCCATGTGCTTCTTGCGGCCAGGAGGTGCCGCTACCGCTAACCTTAGCGGATTTGTTTTGAGAAAACGGACTATGAAACTCTTATGGAGACGTACTACACCCTAAGCAGTCTTCATCCGGGATGGACGCTAAGTGAGATTAAAACTCTTACTTATTCTGAAAGAATTAACTGGCTCAAAATGTCAGCTAACAATTTAAGGCGGTGAGTTAAATGGCAGGTGCGCAAAGCATGGTTGGCGCGTCAGATGAGGCAAAGGGCACCTCTGTAACTGGCGAAGACATCGATGTAAACAGCATCCCTAAAAACTTACTAAAGGGCTTTAAAGAAGTAAAGAAGTATACTGAGGGCATCCTTAAAGATATAAAGGATGCTAACAAAGAAGCCGGAAAGATCAAAGTCTCAGAAGACTCTGATAAGGTAGGCTCAGGGCGTATTGGCCTAAGCCCTATTAAACGTGCTGCGGGTTATGCAGGCATGGCTGTAATGGCTGTTGGCTCTGCAGCTATGGGTATGGCACCAAATACAATGGCTGCTGTAACACAGAGACTAGGCGCAGACTCTTACGCCGGTCTAAGCGGCATGAGTTCTCGCAGAGCTATACTTCAGGCTAATCGTCAAGTAGGCGGTGGCGCTACAAGCGCTATGGGCCCAACTATGGCACAGGCTACGCTTATGTACGGCGGCGGGTACAGTGCTAGTTCTGTAAGCTCTAAGAACATCATGAGTCAACTCGGCTCAATGAGTGCGCTTACTGGCGGTACTAACGAACAAGTAGCTGCAAGTATTGCTGGCGCAAACGGAATGGGCTTCTTACGAGGCGGAATTCGACTTCGTGATGACAAGGGCAATTTACGCCCTATGAATCAGCTTATCAATGAAGTATACAACTTTATGTTCCGTGGTCAAAAAATCACAAAGGAACAAGCAGCACTTATCTTAAACCCTGGTTCTAAAGGCTATGCTACTCTTCAAACATTAACTGGTGGGGACGCAAACCTACAGCAGGCGTTAAGCGCGGGTATTCTAGCTCGTGCTAGTGCAGGTAGCGCATCTAAGTTTAATAAAGCAATGACCAGTAAAGATCCAAACAAGATTCTAGATGTTATGGGTGTAGACAAGAGCAGCCCTACTCGTTCTAACTTTAACTATCAGTCTAGTGAAAACCGCAAGCTTGCAGCCACAGAGCAAGGCTTAGTAGGTGGATACAATACTGGACTTAACGCTACAGCCGCATTAAACAACGGCTTTAGTTCTTTAGCTGAAACGTTGCCTGGAGTAACAAAAGCCTTGATGACATTTAAGGGCATTTTAGAAACTATGCCTAATGCTGGAAATATGGGCGCAACTGTGTCTAATAGCGTTTCTAGTGCAGTAGGCTTGGGAGTATCCGCACTACAGCTCAAGATGCTAAAAGGCATGATGGGTAAGACCGGCGCTGCCAGTCTGGCAAGTGGAGGAAGTGGAATCGTAAAAGGTGCCGGTGGATTAATGGGCGCTCTTAGTAAGGGCGCTAAGTTTTTAGGTAAAGGTGTTCCAGTACTTGGCACCGCACTATCTGCTTATGGTGGCTACAGTGACGCTAAAAAGAAAGGTGGCTTTGACTGGGGATCTGTACTTAAATCTGCTGGAATAGGTGCAGCTGGTGGTGCTGCTGTAGGAGCACTGGGTATGGGAGTTGCCGCTGGACCTGGTGCAATTATAGGTGCGCTACTTGCCGGTGGCGGTAACGCACTTGGTCAGCTATTTGGTATGGGCGGCCCAACAGGTAACACAATGAACATGGGGGTGGCTGGACCTAAAGAGACAGCTCTTATGTCAAGCCCAGTACCTGCGGCAAGCCCTATAACTTCTCCATGGGGACCAAGAAGAGGGTCTAGAACTATTAGTCGTTTTCACCGAGGCGTAGACTATGGAGTTAGGGTAGGAACACCAGTTGAGTCCGTTGGCCCTGGTGTAGTAACCTTTGTTGGACAAGGATCTGGTTGGGGAAATAACATTGTTATTAAACACCCAAATGGATACTCATCCCGCTATGCCCACTTAAGCTCTATGCAGGTAGGTAAGGGCGACAAGATTAGGGCAAATCAAGTTATTGGTAAATCTGGCGGTAAGCCGGGGGCACCTGGAGCAGGTAACTCTACAGGTCCCCATCTTCACTTTGAAATTTTAAATAAAAAAGGCGTACAGATTAACCCTGCCAATATCATTGGTAAAAAGGGATACACAGAACCATTTGAAAACTTTACGTCCCAAGTGCGCCGCTCTTCTTATGGTTCATCAGGATCTATGGAAAAGTTTACATCTATGAGCGAGCTCTCCTCTTCGGACTTAGCATCTCTTCTTGGCTCTGGATTTGGTGCACCACTAGATTTTAATGATGCGCAAAAAATGTTGGGTTCTAGATTTAAGAGCATGAACACTGTTACAGATAAAGTTTCTGGTGACTCTGGAAGTATGGTAGGCGGAGGTCGTAAAGGCCTAATGCAACTTCTCAGCAAGGTTGGATTTAAGGGTAAAGGCTTAAACACAGCGTTTGCAGTAGCCCTAGCTGAATCTGGTGGCCGTGCTAATGCCCACAACGACAACCATAAAACAGGTGATAATTCTTACGGCCTATTCCAAATTAACATGCTTGGAGCGCTTCAGAAAGAACGTTTATCAAAGCACTGGAAAGATAATCAAGGTAAGACCTTTAAGTTGTCTGGAAACAGAGATCTATTTAATCCGCTAACCAACGCTAAAGTTGCCTACCACATGACAGGCCACGGAAATAACTGGGCTAGGTGGAGCACATATAAGGACGGCACCTTTGCTAAATTCTTAGACGATGCTGAAAGAGTAAAGACTGGTCAAGGCGGCGGGTCGTCTGAAATGGGCATGGGAGTTGCAACAGCTCCCCCAATGCGTCAGGCAGGTTCTGCTAATGTGTCAGCAAACTCTAATGTTACAATTAAGGTAGATATGAATGTAAATATTGCTCAAGCATCTCCTGCTGGAGCTAAGGCTATGCTCTCAGCATTTAAAGCTGATCTTGAAAGAGAGCTACGATTGAAAGGATTGGGTACCTTCTAATGTCTTTTTCATACTATTACACGGTAGAAATTTGGGAAAACTTTGATATTGCTAGTCGTTTTCACGGCGCTACAGATGATGCAACCAAAGCACTTGATGACGCTATTACAAATAGAATTGTGTTTTCTGGCGATGCTTGGATGCAAGAGCAGGCTGAGACCCTAGTAAGCTCTAAAAAGAAAACTACTATCCAAAAAGGTACAGAGCTTTTATACCTTGTTCGTGTCTACATGAAGAACAACGCGAACAACCACCACTATTGGCTCCCTAACTTAAGCGGAGACCTAGTAACGCTTAGTATCGATAGCACCTGGAATGGTTACAATAAGTTTGCTAGAGGAAAAATTCAAACAAAAGCAGAACATACTGATTTCGGCAAATACATTATAGCAAGTGCTGTAAAATCTCCTGACAGAGTTAGCCCGCATAATCTAGGCGTAGCTTTTATGTTTACGCTTAAGGCAAAAGAAACAGGGGACTTTGCCGCGGTAAAATTCAAGATTGATATTACTAACGATAGTACCTGCTGTCCTACAGGCTCATCCGGTACAGATGTTGATCCTAATGCCAGTACTCAACACCCTACACTGAAGGGGCCTAACCCAACTTTAAAAGTTAGCACCGCCCCTAAAGCCCCTAAAATTCCTCAGTCCCTTAAAACAGCAAGTGCTAATAGTCCGTATACTATTTACAACAGCTGTGACAAATTGTGGTATAGCCTTCGTCTTGAAGACAGTCAAACTGATGCCACATCGTCTGCTAAACCGGGGTTTTTTATGACCCTGTACACAACAAAAGCAGACGGTACTGGACTAGCTACGCCGATCAAAAGAAAGTTTGTATCAGCTGGAAAAGACCAAAATGTTTGGCCATCAGAAGTTATGGCTCAAATAAAAAAGTTAAAAAATATGGCTGCAGGATCGGGAGATTGCTCGGGAAGCACTTCGGGAAATGGCGGTTCGGGAAATGGCGGTGTTACGGAAGACAACAAGCCACCAGTGGCTGTTGTAGCTAAGCCGCCTACTGCAGACCTAAGATGGAATCCTCCCCCACATACTGTTAGTAGAAGTATGTCATTTGGTGACCTAATATCTAACGAAGTAAACTCATGGGAGACTACGCGTCTGACTGCAGCCCAAGTAAAAAACTTAACTTACCTTAACACCCTTAATTTTGAACGAGGACGCTTATTTCAAGATTCTGCTTCTGCAAAAGCTTTAAATAATAGTAAAATAGAGTTGTACGATGATAAGGGCCCTAAGATTTGGGGCTTTAGGTTTATGTATAACCCGACCACATTTAACTACAGTACTTCTGCTAATAACAGTATTGACTGGACCTTGGGTGCAGCTGACGTCTCTGTACTTTTAGCTGGAAACCAAACTATAAATTTATCTCTCTACCTAAACCGTGTTATGGATATGACTGCTTTGCAGCATAGTAACTACAGAGGGTATCCGCGAGAACTTCAGCAAGAAGAAGTAGACGGAATACTTAACCGTGGAACTGAATACGATATAGAATTTCTATACAGAGTGCTTAATGGCAACCCTACAGAAAATAACTTATTATTTAATCCTTCATATAAAGGAAGGTCGGCAGACTTTGGGTACACAACCGGTGTACCATGTTGGCTTTACCTAAACGATAACTTTAGAGTGTTTGGGTCGGTAGCAGGATTTTCTGTAAACCACGTAATGTTTACTGATAAAATGGTACCTATGTTTAGCACAGTAGACTTATCCTTTACTCGTTACCCTGCCTATAGCCCATTAAAAGCAAGCGGAGATGACAAAAAAGGCCAGGGTGCTCTAGACGTAACTCAATATAAGAACTACACTGCTGTTGAAGATAACGGAGATTCCCAAAATGATTGAGCGCGTATCTAGATATTATGATGGTCCTCTTGCTCAGACTAAACAAAAGTACACTGATGAGTACGCAATATCTGTGTTTAGAAAGTTTCCTACAAGAGTATCGACCTCTTATGCGGAGTACACTTGGAAAGAAACAGATACTATGGCGCATCTTGCAGAGCGCTACGGTAGTTCCCCGAAATTTTGGTGGGTTATTCTAGATATAAATCCAGAGATCGATGATTGTTTTTCTATTGAGCCGGGAACAGTAGTACGGATTCCTTATGGAAAATAGTCCTACACCTGCGCAACAAAACTTTGTCTGGCACTCTGCTGGATCCCCTCTCTACAGTAATTTTACCGTTTCATTTCCTAAAGCTCCTGATATGAACCTTATCCTTATAGCTGCTGAGCTATATATGGATGCGGATGAGCACGACCGACTTGTACTGCACTTTAAAGGGCACCTACTGGAAGAAAAAGAAGCCCTAATTTCAGAAGACCCGGTTGTGTTTACATTTTCTGCTGGTGCTATTACCCGCACTTGGTACGGGTACATAAACTCTGTAGACACTTCTAACACAGTTCAAAGCGGTAACACAGATATTATCTGTTTGGGCGCATCATACATACTAAAAAAACCAGATCAAAAGATATACAAAAATATTACCGCAGACCAAGTACTGACTCAGATTGCTAAAAGTAATGGCCTAGAGGCAATAACTCAACGACATCCTAGAGTAAAGGACTGGGTACAGGCCGGGCAGAGCCAATGGCAAATGCTTAGACGCTTAGCTAATCAAACAGGTTTTGCCCTAAGAGCAGACAACACAACTATTTATTTTGTATCTAAAACTAAAATTTTTAACAACGGTAAAAAAACAGCTGCGTATTTTAATTACGTAGACAACAAAGAAATTGCCGGTGTTATAACAAAGTCAGACCGGTATGGGGGCACAATTGTAAAGTTTACTCCACGTATTTCCGACAAATCCCCAGAGTCAGGTGTTAGAGTAGACCGTGTAATAACAGGCATTGACCCTAATACTGGTAAGGTTATTAGTGTTACACACCCATATACTAAACCTTCGGCTGCAGTTTCTGGTGTTGTTACTCCAAGTGAGGGGTACTTTAATTGAATAATTTTTCAAACGATAGCGTAAACACTACTCCTTCGGCCCCATTTAAAAAATACCATGTTTATGAAGTTGCTACAAGTCTTACGGATTCTAAGCACATTGCTGAAGACTACGCTAATGCTAACCGATATCAGCACAGAGCAAGTGTGATGGTTGTAGGAAACCCAGATTTAAAGCCGTATGATCCTATCTACCTAGATGGCCTACCAAATGGTTTATCAGGGTTTTGGACTGTCTTATCAATTAAACACGTGTTTGGTTCTAAACCAACTACCTACATGATGGAGTTAGAGGTGGGGGCAGACACTCTTGGTGATATTGATGAGGCCATGAAGTCTAGGCTGGACGTGCGAGATATTCAAGCTGATCTAGCTAATCAATCCCTAATTGCGGTAGACACCTTACTTCAAAACAACCCAACCTCAGTTAATGGATCTAGTCTGTACCCAGATGCGGGCTTAGTTGCTCCTACAGCAGCGGTAACTACGTCTCCATCAGAAATCCCATACGTTGAGGGCGCTACCGATACTACTCCCCCAGACTTTAGCTCAGTCTCACGTACGCTACAATGGGCTGCTAAGGGTAGCGGGAGAGTGGTTCAATAATGAAAGATTTAGTTTACGGACAAGACCCTCAAGGAAGATTAAGATTCTTTGGGCTATACGGAGCAAAGGTTATATCAATCAGTGACCCATTAAAAAAGAACCGTATTCAGGTCCAAGTGTTTCAAACAACCGGCACTCAAATTACTGGGTGGGCAGCGCCTTGCCTACCAATAACTAGTAACTCTAATCACCCTGACCATATTGCCCACACTGCTGCACAAGTAGCAGCCCTATTAAGTACTCACGATACTCATAGTATATCTGTTTCAGGAACTACGGGGGCTGGGGGAACTCAGTCCCATACGCACTCTTTTAGTGCCTCAACTACTGCATCGCACGGCGCACACTCAGGCGTTAGTGGTGGTAAACTAGAGCATCCGCATAAAACGGTAGCAAGTACGACAGAAAAATGGAATGATAGTCAAGAGACTAACACGACAGCTGAGCACTCTCCACATAGACTTCTACCTCGTGTAGGGCAGTTAGTATGGGTAATGTTTGCTGCGGGAGATCCTGAATATCCGGTATGGATTGGAGTTCAATCATGAAGACAGCCATAAGCTTCCCATTTACCATGTCCGTTAACGGCGTAATAGAGTCTACCTCTGATACGTCTAAAATATTTTTAGACCGAGTGGTTACACTGCTCTCTACGCAAGTGGGCCAACGTCCGTTCTACCCTGAATATGGAGTAGATTGGTCTACTGCTCTTTTTGAAAATGAAAACAACGCGACGGTAGCAATACCAAGCGCAATTAACTTAGCCGTTGCTAGATGGATTCCCGAGGTATCTGTAGAAGAAGTCATACTACCAGCTGCTTCTTTAGGACTTCAAGAGGTGTCTGTACACGTACGTTTACCTAGCGGCGATATGGCATCTATACAAGTAAGCACGGGAACAATTAATTACGATGGAACTATGGAGTAACCATGCAAATTGACTATACATCAAGAGACTTTTCGGCTTTAAGGGCCGACCTTATCGCCCTCGTAAGAGAACGAACAGGTACAACCTGGGATCCCACAGACTACTCAGATCTTGGTAACGTGATGGTAGAATCCTTTGCGTACATGGGAGACATCATGTCCCACTACTTAGATAGAATTGCAAATGAGACATCTATCGATACTGCTATTAAAAAAGAAACACTACTAGCCTACGCTTCACTATTTGACTACGTACCTTCAGGGCCTACCCCTGCGGAAGTTTACGTAAAGTTTATTAACATTAGTGACGCTGCTATTAGCATTCCTATAGGTACGCAGGTAATGGCGCCCCTATCGTACGGCCCATTTTATCAAGTTTACTTTGAAACAAAGCAGTCTGCTACTGCAGTACCCGCAGGAGATAGTATTACCCTGCGTTGTGAAGAAGGTAAAACAGTTAACACAGATCGTCCTGACCTTATTGACAGTACCTACAATAAACCTCTTCCAGCAAGCCTAGGAACCTCTACAGGAAAAGCAAGCCAACAATTTATTATCTTAGACTCTAATATAATTAGCAGCTCTATAACAGCATACGTTGGACAAGGAGTCGCATTTAGTTCTTGGGTGTACAAAGATAACCTTTACGAGTGGGGACCAACAGATAACGTATTTACTACAAAACAGAATGCGGATGGTACTTTATACATAGCATTTGGAGACGGCGTAAACGGCGCCATCCCACCAGCAAGTCAGCTAATCAGCGCTACGTATAAAACAAGTGCGGGCGCTTCAGGAAATGTTAAGGCACTAGCAGTTAAAGAAGTTACTTTCGTACCTGGAAATATTGACCCAGAAGCTGTTACTGCACTTACAGTTTCTAACGAGGCTGCTGCATACGGTGGTGCTGATGGTGACGGGCTAACACAACTACGGTCAAAGATTAAGGCCTCAATCTCTACACGGCGCCGAGCTGTTACACTAGCTGACCATAAAGACTTGGCACTTTTAGTGCCGCAAGCTGGTAAAGTAAACGCAGTTTCTTCTGTCTATTCATCGA